ACGGTCTAATAGGTCGCACGTCTGTTCCTCGCCGGTATCGGTCCAATATTGAAAAAACCAATATCCGCACGCGTGGCACTCATCCATCCCCTCATCAAATGCGCCCCCGACAAGGTCCCAGTCGGCAATCTTAGCACGGCGTGCAACCTCTTTATGCAGGCGTTCTTTATGGTCGCCGGGCACATAAAGGCTTTCCAGCGCCGCCGCTATGTCGGCGTCGGTGAGGTGTTCAAGATCGTGTTTCATTGCTTAGCCTTTCAATGGCGGATCAGCGGGTTGGCAATACTGCCCCCCACACTCTTGATATTCGATAGCGTGGCGGTTGATGCCGTCATATATGACAAGCCAAGCCAGCACGCAAAATGCCAGCGCGGCAATGGTAAATACTACTTGTCTCATTGTTTTCCCTTTCCTGTTATCGGTTTATTACGGCGCCACCAGCGCGCCATGTCCAACATAACCCCGGCAGCGCGTTCTTTTTTAATGCTGCTGTGATCATCCAGCATGACCATGCCAGAGGGCGTGATTAGCGCGACGATAGCATCCGTGTTAACGCCTTCGACGTAGTGTCGCCATGCAACACAGTCTTTTCCGTTAATTTTCTCGTGCGTGATTTTTATCTCTTTACGAAACATTGTTTTCCCTTTCCTGGTAAATTACGCGTTGACGGCATGGCGGCGCTTGTCCGTCACGCCGTGGTCCGCAATGACAATATGTTTAGCCATAATTGACGCCGCTTTGCATAGTCCACAATCAGCGCACGTTGTACGCTGTCCGCCCTCTTTTGACGCGGGACAAATCGCCTCGTTTTTAAGTGTCGGCGCGTCATGTTTGCGAACCCGGAACGTGCGCCATCCCATGACTTCGGCGATTTTAACATCATCCGCGTGGTCCGCGCTTGCCATGCATAGGTTCTTTAAGCCAGCGGCAATACGATTGCGCCATTGGTGAGTGTAACCAGTATGCGAGCGAACAAGCTTTGCGGCAACGCGCCATACTTTAGCGGGCACGGCAGCAGGGTCACCGTATGAACCAAGACGGAAGGCTAAGCCCTTAAAAATCAACGGGATCAAAGCGGGGTCAAAGTCAACGCCCGGCACGGCGTATCGGCCGCGATGGAATGCGTTGTACACACTCAAGGGCGCCTGGTATACGCGGACATAACAGCGCGTTTCGCCTTTGTTTATGGGACGCAGTGCGCAATCACCGCAAACGCTGCTATCGTCGCCGGTTTTAAGCGCATCATGCGGCGCAATGTCTTTACGCATGATAAAGGTTTGTACCATTGCGCCGGTTTTTTCGTTGCCGCTTTCAACGGCAATCCGGCACGCAATAGCAACGATTGGCTTACCGTCGATTTGCGAGGGGCCATCATATAAAACGACACCCGAAAATTGCGGGTTGTTACCTTTTAATGCTTTGCGCATTGTTTCTATGTTGCTGATCATTGTGTTGTTACCTTCCATTTTGTGTGTGTTGTTGATCCAATGGTTATAGTCTTACATCCTTTTATTATGCGCCGTCAACATTAAAATGACATCAATGTGAAATCAATCCGGTGGCAATGTGGTGGCAAAGCGGTTGTTGAGGTTCATATGCGATACGAACCATTTTCGAACCATTTTCGAACCTGTTTTGGCTATGATGTTATAACCACGCGAACCGCCTCGTACCGGCTCGTACCTACTTATTGAATCAAAACAACGGGTTAAGGTATAGGTTCGCGTCGATACGTGGCGGTTCACGTACCTACTAGGCTATGGTTCGAAGGTTCGCCCCCCCTTAAGGGGGCGACTAGAAAACCGAACCGAACATGAAAGCGAATTGAATGGCCAAGAAAATAAAAAAACCACAACGTGGCGTGTCTAAGGATTTCTTTCGGGCGTCGGATCGAGTGGCGCAAAAAATCCAAGCGGCGCTGACTGAATTGGATATCTGCGTTGCGGGTTATGAGAAACGTTGGGGCGTTGATCGGTTGCCAGAGCTTGTTTCAATCGAAACCCAAGAGAAGTATTGGCGCCAGGTGGACAAGCTTGATTCTGCTATCGAAGCAAGTGACGTTGATCTGGTCATTAAGTATGCGGCAGGGATGCAGCGCGCCTATAAATCGATGCAAAATGAAGCGCGCGAGCGGGGGCATGATGAATTAAAAGGAACGTGGTTTGAATGCGAGACGCCCGACGGTCGCGTTATGATAGTTGCGCCGACATTTGATGAAAGTCACAGGGCCGCACGGGAAAGGCCTGGGTGTCTTATATATGCAATGCCGGAGATTGCCGCTATTATATGCAGGGATGAGGCCGGGCGGTTTACGAATAGTGTAAAAGAATTGTTTCCGGCGGCCACGGTGGAAAATGTGCGACAAGTTAAGGATGATCTGAATGACGAAATCCCTTTCTAAATCAAAACCGGCGGAATTGCCCGAGATCAAAAGGCAATGGTCTATATTGCCAGTGCGCGCATTGTTTGATCGGGATATGACTCAATCCGAGTTCAAGGTGCTTTGTGCCATGTGTATTTACACCAATGCGCACGGCGTTTGCTGGCCAGGAACAAAAACCATTGGCGCCATTGTGGGGACGGATCATGGCAACGTATCACGTACCATTCAAAAACTGGTACGTAGAAAGTATGTGCGCAAACTGGAACCTAAAGACTTCCAAAAGGAATTCGCCAAGTTTGGCAAGATCAATAGGTATCAAGTCTTATATCAAGAGGATGCCGCTTTGCCATCTTGGGAAGAGGTACAAAGTTCAATGGTGTTAGCCCCGGCAAGTGATCTGCCAGACGCACACATAAATGATATAGGGAGTGTGAGGGATGACACCGCTTTGAACACACTCTCCCACACTCTTGCACACGCATACGCCCGCGCCGTGCAATCACGGACTGGCCAGGTCCGCAATGTGGCCAGCGAGATCAATCACGCCCGCAGGCTGGCATTGGCTGACATATCAATCGAACAAGTACGCGAGGCCACCGTGCAGGCTTGTGATGCAGCACTAGCAAGGCGGGCAGGGGTGCCAAGCTTGGCGGATGTTGCCCGGCTGATTGACGGTGTACAATGAAGCAAACGTTGGTTTGCAATTGTACACCGCAAATATCATTGGCTTGGCCAGCCAGAGAGCCACCCCTTGCCCCCCCCACCCCCTTCATTTTTTTTATGGGGGTGTCACACAAAATTTTTGTCACTTTTGGAGGTAAACAATGAAATCAAGATATGAACTACTCAACGAAGCAGCCAAGACCGTTACAGACAGGGGCGCCAACTACGGCACGCCAGCAGAGAACTTTGAGCGCATCGCTGTTTTATGGACAGCGTTGCTGGGCCACGAGGTATCCGCAGCCCAAGTAGCTATGATGATGGCCGCTGTAAAGATGGCACGGCTATGTGCGGACGAGAAGCACATGGATTCATGGGTTGATATAGCTGGCTACGCAGCGTGCGGCGCAGAGATTGTGAGTGCGTCTGATGACTGACAAGCCCGTCACCATCCGACAAGCGCGTGCAGCACTTGCGTCGCAGGATAGCGACAAGCGTGATGCGGTGTTGCAGGAGTTAGAGGCGATTGGCTCTGGTGAGATAACGGATATTCTTGCTTGGGACGAGATGGGCCGCGTTCAAGTGCGTCCATCTGACCAGTTGTCTGATCGTGCGCGCAGGTCTATTAAGAAGGTTAAGGTCACGCCAACGGAGCATGGCAACAACATTGAGGTGGAGATGCACGATAAGCTGTCTGCCTTGCGCCTATTGGCCAAGCACCGTGGCTTGCTGGAGCCTAACAGCGACGACCGGAGACCTAGTATGATTGGTATTAACGTAACGGGGCCTAAGACGACCACGTATGAGGTTATAGACCCAGATGAAAAGGAGCAGATAGATGGCTGAATTTATAGCTGGCATCCCGGTTAGGGAGCCGTTTAAGAGTGAATTGAATTATTTCCGCAAGAACCCCTCTGTTGCCGGGATGGCGACGGAGGATAACAAAGTCATCATTAACCCGTTTACCGCGCTCAACGAGCAGCAGAAACAGGCTGTTGCGCTCAATGAGGCCGCGCGCGTTTGGATGCGAACCAAAAAGGAATACGCGCCTGATTTCTCCCTAACCAAACAGCAAGAGCAATTTCTTGATATGACAACGTATCGAAACGCTTCGAAGTCAGAAAGAATGGCAACCGTAGCCGCTCGTCTTTTGAGTAATGACACGAGCGCGGGCGCACCCACTGCGGAGCAGTCTCTTTTTGTCTCGCGCTTGAGGATGGCTATGTTTGGGGCTAAGTGATGGCGAGAAGTAATCGCGCAACGGATCGTTCGCCGCGTCGCCGCAAGACAGGCGGCAGTGAGGCGTTAACTGGCTTGAACCTAGATTTCAGTGAAAGTCCAACAGTATGGAAGTTTTTAAACGACGATTCGTTTGTCCGTGGTTTGATGGGGCCTGTGGGATCTGGGAAAACCTACGCCAGTTTGGCCGAGGTTATGCTGAGGGCGGTGAAGCAGCCTCCATCGCCCGAGACCTCAATCAGATATTCCAGATTTGCAGTCATCCGCAACAGCTATCCAGAATTGAGGACGACGACGATCAAGACGTGGCAGGAGATATTTCCTGAATCTGTATGGGGCGAGATGCGTTGGTCGCCACCGATTACGCATCACATCAAGTTGCCGCCACGTGACGGTGCGCCTGGACTGGATTGCGAGGTTATCTTCTTGGCTCTGGATCAGCCCAGGGACGTGCGTAAGCTGCTATCTCTTGAATTGACGGGTGGTTTTATCGACGAGGCGCGAGAGTTGCCCAAGGCGGTTGTGGATGGCCTGACATCGCGTGTCGGTCGTTTCCCTACCAAGAAGCATGGTGGCTGTCCGTGGCGTGGCGTCTGGATGTCTACCAACCCAATGGATAGCGACCATTGGTGGTGTAATTTGGCTGAGAAGAACCCTGTGAAGGGTAAGTACCCTTGGAAGTTCTACAAGCAGCCTGGCGGGGTCAAGGAGGCCACC